AGCCTTGTTTCCCGATTTTGCTTGTTCAATTAATTTACTAAAATCGATTGAACCATAATAAGACTGCGCCATAAATAAAAAATTAAAGATTAATAAAAATTGTTTCTTGTTGTTGTGTTATGTTGTATTTGGTTTTTACTTGGTCCAATGAAAAGCCGCCATCTTTTGCCTTTTTAAGTATTTCAGTTGTGGCGTTTGGTTTTGGCTCTACTGCCTTTTGCCCATCGTCATCATCTGCGCCAACGCAAACGAATGATTGTAGCGAATATCTACGGGCGTAACTTATTCCCGATCCCTGCGCTTGTGCATCGTTTATTTTGTTGTAAACTATTTCGGTAAGTGATTCCATCATTTCGCCAGTTTCGTGCAGCAAAATAGTTTTTACAAAGTTTTTGCCATCCACGTGAACAATCGGCTGGAGTACCGAGATACCGTTTGCGTTTAACGTTGGAATAACTGCCTCCCGGATTGCGTTTAAATCTGCGTACTTCTTTTTAAAAAAAGGATTTTCGGCTTGTTTTTTGGGGTTGCTCATTTCTGATTGTGCTTTTAGTAAAGCGGTTGCAATGTTTTTCATAAGATAAGATATTAAAATTAATTATTGTTTTAAAATGATATAGCCAAACTACTTTTGCGTAGCGTTGTTGATACTTTTGGCACCTGCACTCCTGCCGCATCGTATATTTCATTATGCGATTTTAAAGCTAGTTTAAGAAGTTCCTCACGTTCTTTTAATTCTCGGTTGATGTCATTCCACACTTCGCAATCTTTGTAATTAATTGTTTCGCCACCACTTCTAAATGTGCCTTTAAGTCCAAACGCTTCAAAGTTTTCTTGAGGCAATACTTTTAAAAGTTCAGCGTTAATTACTTCCAACGCTTCGCCCATTCTTTTGGCTTGCGCTAGTAGTTCAAATTTGTCTGTTTCTCCAGCATCTAACAAATCTTTGATAAATGTTTGTGCGGAGAACTGGATCTCTTTTTTGTTTGGCAGGAAATTGCTTGTTTGAATTTCTTGCTCCCTCATTAACTGAAATAAATCTTTGCTCATAATGTTTAATTAAAAAATCCTAACTTAAATCCTACTGGTCAGAGTAGGCAAAATTAGGATCGATTATAGTTTTCTCTCAATCTCTGACCAGATTGTTCTGCAAATATATAAAACTTTTTTTTATAAATAACTTTTTGCGGTATAATTTAATTTACTTTCTACTAAAATGCACTCGTCATTTTCCTCCCACTCGTCTAAAATTCTGTTAATCTTTTTAGAACTAATTGACATTCTATTGATGAAAGTTTGTCGCCCGAAGTACTCGAACCTAAACCATAATTCGATGATCGTTATTTTAAACCTGCTGTAATCTTTTCTTCTATCCATTATTTCCAATCTTCGTTAAATTCTTGTATAATCTCTTTAGGAAAAAATAAGATGAAAACTATAAATATTAACATCATTAAAATATATCCAGCTAGTAAGCTACAAAGTATAATATTATCTTCTATAAAATCCATTTGTCAAGTTGTTAAGTTGTTCAATAGGGTTTTGAAAAGCCTCATCAAAGACTTTTGTAGCCTCATCAAGTTGAGGGAAGTTTAATACCTCCGCATCTTGCACCTCCCACTCGTTAATAAGTGCTTGCATTAACTCTTTAATTTGTCTAAGTTCGTTGTTTAAACGCTCATTTTCTTTTCGTACTGCGTTTAATTGTTGTGCTTGAAATCTTATTAAATCTTCCATTATTCTATGTCTTTTAAAAGGTTTGATATTATTGTTGCTAATCCGTTATTGTCGTACATTCCATCCGCTAGAAATTTAATCTCTTTAATGTAAACCTCTAAGGTAATTGCTTTTTTCATCCACTCCATTTTTTCGTTAAATAAAGTGTTTGCTAGTTGCTCGTATCCGTTTGGATCGATATTCTCAACTTGGTTCGCTGGGTGTAGTGAGTTTCCAACTCCTAACACATCGTGGTCATAATTTATCATTAGTATCTAAATATTATTTGAGTTAGAAACCATACTGCTGCGCCAAACGCAATTAAATACTGCCAATCATTTTTTTGTAATCTGTTCATAATGTTATTTTTTAAAGTTTGATGAGGCAAATATAGAATCTAATTCCGAATAAAAAAATTTTTTTATGTAAAAGTTTATTTGTAGGTTTGCCGTAAGTAATAGAAAATGCTTATAAATACCAACTTTAAGCACTAAAAATAGCATTAATGATAAAAATAACCCACATTAAAACAATCCAAAATCCGAAGTTTATAATAGTTCGCCAATATGATAATTCTATTGTAACTTTGCCGAGTAATTTTCGAGTGATGGAGGAAAATGCGATTGGCTGCTGGCGTGTGCGAATGATCGAAAAAATACCAAAAGAATATAAACAAACAAATAATATAGTATGGCAGGAAGACCAAAAAAAGGAATAGAGAAAAGAGAACCGTATAACGGCAAACTTGAAAAGTATAAAATAGAAGTAATCGGAGGTACAAAAGAATGTAACCGATTAGCGTACGAATATTTAACCAAAAGATACAATGAAACAAGATAACGAGGATGTAGTGATTTTAATAGTTATGCTTTTACTAGCGATAACTTATGGCTTTTTAGTTTGTTGGTAATAAAAAAACTATTACATTTGCCTTTCATAATGTTTTGGTTTGATAATTAGAAAAGCCGCTATTAATCTAGCGGCTTTTTTATATCATCTTCAATCGGAGGAATACCTTTCCATTTGTTGACTGGCTTTTCAACTCGCACCCAATCTTTACCCTTTTTTATCCATTCGTATTCTGGAATCAAAACAGAAGTCTTTTATAATATCGGTAAGCTAAATAAATAGCCAATAGGATCAGCAACCACAGCCACCATAATTGCAAAATAAAAGTACTCCAGTTAAATTGTTCCTTATAAACTATCTTTGTGCTTTCAACTTTATTTACTTCAATCTCGTTTGTGAGTGAATCTACTACGATTTTAGCGACTGTTTTCTCATTTACTACTATTGTATTATCTTTTCTTTTTTTCTTGCTTATACGCGCATTTTTGTACTTTGTTACTTTGCCCTCATTATTAATTATCTCGATTGGTTTGGTGCTATCAACCGCTTCAATAATTATTTCCTCACTTACAACGTCAAATTTAATCGAAGTGCTATCGGTGGAAGTGCTATCTGTTTTGGTAACTGCAATAGTTTTGGCGATGCTATCGGTTTTTTTGTCGCTTTTATCTACTATTTTTGCACCGCAGGAAACTAGTAAAAGTGCCAGTATTATTGATCTCATATTAAACGATTTTATAGTTGATAATGCGGATATTCTTTAATTCATAATTCCCATCTTTGTCAGTTTTAACGTGTGCAAATCCATGATTATAATTATTGTAAGGCGCATATTCTGGCTCAAGTCCGCACAAACAACCTGTTGACCACGTTGTTACTACGTTTCCGCTCAAACTTTTCTCGGTATGTTCGCTAGTTCGGTGGTGGTGTCCGACTAATGCGCTTTCTTTGGCTTTTAAAAACAATCCCCTCGCTGGATTAACTGGAGGTGCAAATCCTCCGTACCATTCGTGTCCATGAAGTATGGGAAGTTTCCCAGCCATTGCAATCTGTTTGTCTTTTACAAGCGTAACTCCAAACTCTCTGAACCTTAAAATCTGCTCAAGTTTAAAATCATCAATTCCCAATAACTCGGGTGCTTTTAGCATCAAAAAATGTTCCCATCTCGCCTCGTGATTACCGATTTTAAAATAAATAGGACACTTAAACATATCTTGCAGCAGTTTTAAAAATCCCCTAGTAATTTCCAACTCCCCAGCTAGATCACGCAACCTCCTATCTTTGGTAAATCGGCTCGCTTGGTACATATCAATCGTATCTCCGTTTAAATAAACCGCATTAACCTTGTTTTCAAGTCCATAATTTAAAGCGAGTGTAAGTGCTTCATTGTCTTGGTAAGGCAAATGTATATCGGACAAAACTAAGATGTTATTTTGCCCTCTTGGAATAATAAAAGGCTCTGTTTTTTGGTAGTCAGTTTCGGGAAGTTCTGCAAATTTTCGCATTGCCAATTTTTTTTCCTCTGGAGTTCTAACTGCGGTTGGAGATACTTTTGAATTTTGTTTACTTTCGCATCTGTATTGCCTAACCATTCCACGAACTCCCTCCAAACTTGTAAAGTCCAAAGGGTTTTCAGTAAAAATCATTCTGCAAATCGCCATCGTTGTGGCTTTTGGAAACTTTTGCAAATACGATAAAATAATATCCTTTTTGTAGGTCGCTGCGTTTTGGTTTCCTAGTACGCTCATAATGTTTTTTTTGTTTTAAGCAAAATATAATTTAGCCTCTTTTGCTCTGCGTTTGGTAAGTCCGTTGAGTACTTTGCCTCCAGCTTTATTCCACTTTGCAAACTCCGCAGCGATTGTCGGATCATTTGGGTTAATGTTTACCTTTTTTAGTAGTGTGCTGCGACCTAGTGAAGTTATCCCCAAATTAAACGCAAAGCTAACTAAGGCGTTGAACTGGTTTTGTGTGAGTTTTGATTTTATTAATTTGTCAACATCGGTAGCAAATTTATCCGCAGTTTCTTTGAGCATCCATTTTGCAGTAGCCAAACTAATTGGCTGGTCTTGCATCGTTACTTTTTTACCGCTTGGATAAAATGTTGAGCCGTAACCTATTGTCGCAACTTTGGCACTACATAAATACGGGACCAAAGATAATCCCTCAAACTCTTGAATTAATTTGTATCCGCTTTCATCTAGCTTCATTACTTTAATTTTTTGTAGTTATCGAAGTCAGTTTTTAAGCGATCATACAACCCTTTCAACTGCTCATAATCTTTTGCCAACTTTTGAGATTTTTGCAATTCTTTTGCGTGTAGCTTTTGAATATCATTAAATTCTCTTTGCAAGGTAAGATTGTGCTTCTTTAAATCTGTTACCTCTTGCATCACTTCATTCATCCGAGATTGATAAACTAAAAGAAAGTCATCATACATCGTTTTCATCGTTGAAACTGCATCTTGTCTTTGCTTTGCTCGACCTCCAAAGAACCACGCAACTGGTGCGCTTATTGCCGCTAAAATTGCCTCCCAATATTCACTAAAAAAATTTACCATAACAAATGTGTTAATATTACCCCTATAATTAAAAAAAACTCGCCAACCCATAAATCCTTATCGCTTTCAAATTTTTCTAATTCGCCAATAATTCTGCCGCTTTGTTGGAATGATTCAAAAGAAAATAAGAAAATAAAACCTATAAAACTAGGAACAAATATTTTAAATGCTATTTCAGTTGCAACGTATGTATCACTAATTGATTCGCGAATTGCAAAATACAATATACAACCCACAATAAACGCTATTGGAGCGTGTAAATGCCAACGGTTTAGTATTATCATATCTAAACTCTTTATATCCCTTAAAATCGACTTAAATATCTTTTTCATTACGAATTAAGTAAAGTTAATAATTCGCTTTTTTCCTCATCAGTCATTACTTGAACTTGTCTAGTAACTAAATCTATGATAACTTCGTTTACTGTTAAACTAGGTGCAGTCGCTTCCTGCTCAACTTCTATTTCAAAATCTATTGTTTCGTATGAAAGTCCGTTTGGAATATCACTCAAATTTAAAGTTTCAATACTTTGATTTTCGATTGTGTATCTATATTTTATCATTATCGTGGATTTGTAAAGATTTCTTCGTACATAAAATAATCTGTTTGCATCGCCCTTGCAGCAGTTCCAGATGTTTTTTGCAACAAACATCCAACTGGTAAAAAAGTTGCGTTTAAAGGTATGTTTGTTGTATGTGTTGCAACTAAAGTATTATCAATAAAAAATGTAACTGTACCTCCATCTGCACTTATGTTTATTTTTAACCTATACCATTGAGCAGCTACTACTGGAATTGATGTAACAGTATTTGTAATTGTCGCTCCACCTATCCTTGTTACACATCTAAAATTAGGTGTACCACCTGTATTAGGTGTAACTACTCCTCCTTCATCATAAACAATCATAATAGCGTTAGGCGGATTAGTAAAATTTACGCCAGTATAAAACCCAAATAAACTATAAAATCTTTCTCCTAAAACTGATAGCGTTGTATAATTTACATATGTTTCAATAGTAATAGCGCCAGAACCTTTATAAACACCACTTGCATAGTAATAACCCGCAGTACCTGTTGCATTAGCAGATGTTAATGCTTCTACAACACCTTGTTGATTTGTTCTGTTATTTATAGTTGATGTACTTCTTGTAGTTCCTTGCCCATTACCAACATTTGTAATAATACCAGTAGTAGTGTTAGTTATACTGGCTGCTAAATTACCCATAAAATCTTCAAAGAAATAAATTCCTTGTGTAGTATTAAATGTTTTTAAATTGTTTTGCTTTGCATTAAATGTACTCCAATCAGCAGCACTTAAAGCACCTCTATTTGAAGCAGAAGCATTTGGTAAATTAAAGGTGTGTGTTGAACCGCTTGAAACAATACCAAAATCAGTTCCGCTTGTTCCAGTTGCTAAATTCTGAACTTGTGAAGTAAGTCCGTTTAATGCAGTAAGTCCAGTTGAGAAAGTTGTTATTACTTGGCAAAGATTACTGTCCTCTGTATGTAATGTAATAGTCCTACCGCTATGTGTAACGTAAATCCTTACTGCTAGTCTGTCAGTTGCTAATAATGTAGTTTGCGGAATTGCTAAAGCACTTACATATAAATCTGTATTTGTTCCACCTGTAATAAACTCTGGATTTGCTGAATTACTTGCTATTAACGATAAAGTTGTACCATTCCATTTGTATAACTCAACATAAAATGATGGACTTCCACCACCGCTTGAAGCACTAAAATAGGTTTCAAAATTCCAATTCCCTGCTGGTATTTCTAATAAATTAGGTACTCCAGCATCAGTTATAAAAGATTGAATATATCCATTTGCATTTATTGTAAAATCAGTACCTGCACCTAAAATTGGCGTTCTATCCATTTCTCTAAATGCAACGCCTCCGATTGTGCCTTGCGAAACTTAACCATTAAGATAAA